CACTCATTGCAGCGTCGATGATGTCTACTTCGTTCTTACCAGCCATGTGAGTTCTCCTATGGGGGTGTTATTCAGCGGCTTGTTGTGGTGGACCTTGTTCGGGTGCGCCGCTGTTAGCACCTTGCAAGTGTTGTAGTTTCTGTAGTATCTTCTCAAGTGGTTCGCCTTGTGCGATCTCCTGTCCGACACCTTGACGTATCTTGTCTGGCATCTTGCGGAACATCTCGCTAACCATCTTGATGATCTGTTTCGGATCAACAGCGGGTGGCTGTTCTGCATTCGCATTCGCTGCATCACCCGGAGGCGGTGCTGCACCAGCGGGTGGCTGTTGTGACTGTTGTATCTGTCCCTGCACTGACTGCAAGATCAAATCCCAATCACTCTTTTCCATTACAATCTCATCGCTGTAAGCACGTGCAAACATCTTGAGGACAACAAGAAGGATGGCGGGATTGTTCGCACCGAATTGACCCATGATCTGTGCAGCTTCTTTGGCTTGTTCCTTCCGCACCTTGCTCGTAGGTTTCAAGGAACTCCCGCCTGTCACTGTCAGTGTGAAGCGTGTCTGTGCTTCCTTCGCACTCATTGGTCCCGGCCATGCTGCACCATCCGTTTCGCCGATCAATGCGACGACTTCTGCTTTCGTCATGAACTGTAAGCACATAACAAGGATCATGTATCCGATACGTCCAATGCACTCTTCAATCGCGTCAATCTTTTCGTCTAGTCGTTGTGCTGACGTACTTTCGTAACTGTCGATTGCCTTGTTCGTAGTGTTCGTGCGAAACTCGACACCTTTAACAACCGAAGGCACTCCGGACACTCTGTCGATTGCATCAAATAGGGATTTTTTATCGAACAACTGCGCATATTCAACAGCTGGTACAGGCGGTGCGGATAACATGTCTGCAACTTTCATTCCTTCCGGTACGTTGACGCCAACGACATTGTCACCGTTCGCAGTTGGTCTGATCAACTTGCGTACGTCTTCGATGTCTTTGATCTTGTTCTTGTCATAGATGAGTGTGTCAGCAACACGCCGACGCATACGCGACACTTGTGAGTTGATGTCGTTGATCTCATCTTGCTGATCGAGATAGTACGATGCTTCACCACGTGCGTACAATTCTTCAGGATCAGTGTGGAACGCAAGCGGTGACAACGGGAAGAAGTCATCAAGTCCGTACGGATCATCCCATACCCAAATCGGCCACGCCCAATCGTTCTCTGCGAACAGCAATACACGACGCGTGATGCGATCCCACACTTTCCACACGAACGTACGTCCTGCACGGCGGTATGCATCTTCGTTGTCGAAGCCGAACTGTTTCCAGTCATCGTTGTCTTTGATGAGTTGGAAGTTCGTGATCTCTTCATCATGACCAGCCATGTTTGTTGACGCGTCTGGATTAGCCTTCAACACGTGTGTAGGCTTGTACAGTGACTGCCACTTACCAGTGTCGGGGTCTTTCTTACGATACACTGCGTTGATGAACGATGTCTCGTACACATCACGTACCATTGACCACTTCGCATCTGTACCGTCAATGAGTGACGCATCAGGATCAATGATCACATCTTTTGGATTGCGGAAGACAGCCCACGGTCCTGATGGTTGCAACAAGTCAATCTTGTCTTCCATTGCCTGTAATTCGCCTTCGATCTGCACGACCTCAGCTTTATCTTTAGCATTCTGCAAGCGTACCGCAATCTTATCAATCTCCGCAAGTGTTGCATCTGAACTGACTTCACGACGCGTGTAACCGACCTCGATCCAACCAATGTTAGTTAGAGTGGTGATCACAACGTTGCGTCGCATCTTCGGCTTGAGATTGATACCGGGGGCGGTACGCTTCTGCATGAGTGTGCGGATAAGTTTCTGAGCGCACGTCGTAAACGCAAGATCAGTATCACCCTTCGGTGAATGAATACTAACGTCCGGGTTCTTTGCATAGATGGACGGTACGAGTGCGGATACGTTAGAGAACACCACGTTCTCCGTGTTTGTGCGCAAGCCTCCCGCAATGTCGCGAGAAGCGGACGTATCTGACGGGCTGTCTGGATTGTTTCTATCCTTCTTACCAGTCTGATCGTTCTTGTAGTAGCGTATTGCCTCATCCCACGCTTCGATTGAGCCATTTGCTTTCATCTTCGCTTTGCCTGTGTCATGACGCGACTTCCAGATGCGACCGATCTGTTTCGACACAGGGATACGTGCATCTTCGTACATGCGGTATGACGGTGCAGATACTTCCTCTACTGCGTCTTCACCAGCAGGAGGAATTGCAGCGTTGACACCGTCTGTCTCGTCAATCGAAGCATCAATGTTACTACGTGGTGCTTTGGCCATTGTTAATTCCCATATCTTGCGTGACGAGAGTTCGGTGTTTCTTCAACTTCCTGCCATGTCATCCAAGCAGGCAACTTCTGTAGATCAAACATGATCGCTGCAACATCTGGACGGTCGGACAACATGTATTTGATCGTATCCATCGCGTGATCATTCTTGTCAATTGGTTTGTCAACGGGTGTACCGTTACTGTCTTTCATCCATGCGTACGACGTAGCTTCCTCACCAATGAACGTTAGATGAGACGATACGAACAACATTGGCGACACACTATCACCTGTATAAGGATGCGTGACGTTCTTGTGTACACCGAAGTATGCGGCAACCTTAGCGATACCGTTCAGGATGTCGTTGTTACCGCGTGTGAACTGTAGTCTGTCATCTTCGTCGTTGAATAGACCGGCAGTTGACGGCCCAACTGTAGCGCTAGTAGCGGATGTACGTCTGAAGATCGACGGATCAGCATAGATAATCTCAGAGGTGTCAACTCCGTAAGTTGCTCGTATCTTAGCAATGTGCTTCGCTTGTTTTGCGATTGAATAGTCTCGTTCGTAGAAACCATCAACGATGTGAACGATACCTTGAAGGTCCACGAACGCAAGTAAGTAACAAGACGGTGACGCAATACCGTAATCATATCCCTCAACCCATTTACCTTTCCAACGGAAGCGGTGTGTGAGTTCTTCAAGATACGCAAGCATGTCTTTCTGTTCAATAACATTCGTCTCGTCGCTCCATTCAGGATAGACCATGCCTTCGTACGATGCCCACTTACCTAGCAAGAAACGATCACGCATCTGTCCACGATACGTGCTTTCGAGTGTCTTAATAAAGTCTGCACCAAGGTTCTTTTTGTTCGCGTACGTTGGTGCTTCAAAGAGTTCTACAAGTAAGATTGGTTTCCCATCAACTAAGATGGGCGCCATTGTATCTTCATCGCGCTCACACAACAAGTCATCAGTGATGCGACCTGTCTTGAAGTACAAATGCAACGGGCGCACGATGCGCTTGTAGAACCAATTACCCGTTGGATTAACAGTCATTATAAGAAATCGTGGACCAGTCTTAGGCATACGAGGATCAGTACCACGATAAATAGTGTTCCCGCGTAAACGTCCGAGGATGTCATAGAAGTCTTTCTCAGTTATCTCCGGGTCTTCCATCTGATCGATGATCGCGAAGTCATACGTTGCAGACAACAAGTTTGAAGTGGATTGCTCCATCATCTTACCTTGCTGCGCGATGTACCGAAAGTTGATCTGTGATCCCATTGTGAACTTCGCAGTGTTGTCACTGTTCTTGCTCTCAGGGAACGAACGTATCAACGATGGTGGACACCAGAACTTAAACTCTTTGCGGATAGTGTCGTTGAGTTTCGGAAACGTTGCACGCGCGATGAGACCGTTACAACCGGGGTAGTCACGTATAAGCTTGATAGCTTTGATACATGACGCCGCTGTCTTTCCATTACCGAAACCACCACCGAATATCTGAATTTTAGCAGTGGACGCAAGAAAACGTTCATGTATCGATCCTTCGTCAATCCGGTACTCACGCATCTACATTCAAATCCAGTGTCGGAACGATGTCACGTTCACTGTCTTTGAGGATGCGAATGACGAGTTCACTTCCGTTGCCAATGTTATGTGTGTGTTCAACTTTGTCGGCGGGACGGTAGCCAGCGCGATCAAGCCATGCTGATATCAGGTGACTTGTGCTTGATGTTCTTGACAAGCTTTCGTGCAGCTTGCGGTGCGGCTTCTGCGAGCATTCCATGTACTGTGTTTGCATATGCGTCTCGCAATCCGTCAATGAGGTAGCCGTGCATACGCTTGTATTCATCCATGTCGCGCACAGCTTCAACTTGCGTCACGGAGCAACTGCATTGAATTGCAATCTCATCGAGTGGCAAACCCCACAACGTGTACACAAGTATGTTGTTCACGAATGCCATCTGTGCGGGTGTAAGTGTAAGGTCGTGAATGGAGCGACGTTCTGTCGGTCGAATGACTAACTCAACATCGCCCTCATCCTCGTCGTCATCGGGGGACTGTTCATCCTCTGACGTGTTCTCGTCGTCCGGTTGCAAGCCTTTCGACGGTGGAGACACAACTTTGTTAACAGGCTCACGCGTTAGCGGGTCAACAAGTGTGCCATCTGCAAGACGTATCAACTGTACGCCAATTCCTTCGTGTTCGTCGCTCATACTAATTCTACCGTAAACTCGAAGTCCACTTCACCGAACTCACCGTTGGTGTTGCAAATCTGAACGTAACCGATATAGATATCTTCAGATGCACTACCACTGAATTCAGCGTTGACTTCTGTGTTGCCATCACCAAAGATAACCGCAGCCTGTGTAAGATCACCGGAAGGAATACCAGATGAAGTTGACACACGAAGGAAGCCGCTACCGCCACCATTGTCAGCATTACAGAAGATGTGTACATTGTATTGTGCATCAGTGAGTGAGCCAGCGGGGAACAGTTGCCACGCACGTGGGTTTGTTGTGCCAACATCTGTTGCTGTCATGCGCAGTCGTGTACCACCAGATACAAGTGACAACGTTGTAGCGTCACCCACTATCCAGTCACCGAAGTCGGGTCCACCTGCTGAGACAACGATGGAAAATGGTGCAGAAGTAACGACACTTGCACGGTCATCTGTAACTCGAACGGTAAGACTGCCATAAGTCCCCGGAGTTGTTGGAGTGCCGCTAACCAATCCTGTACTTGCGTTGATGTCGAGTCCTGCTGGCCACGTTCCTTGTTTACTAAAAACGTAGGGTGGTAAACCACCAACTCCCGCGACTGTGAAACCGACATATGCTACATCCTCTACAGTTGGTGTGACAGGTGTTGCACTGATGTCGAGTTCTTCACCAATGTCGAGTGTAAAGTCAGTGAGTTGCTTCGAGTGTGATGCAGTGTCGCTGACTTTAACACTCAACGAAGGAAATGATCCGAAATCAGTCGTATTTCCACTGACAACGCCGGTTCCGCTGTCAATCGTGTAACCGTCGGGCCAACTTCCGACAAGTTCGAACGTATATCCGCCAACACCGCCTGTGGCGTCAACGTCAAATCCGGTGTAGGCTTCGTTCTGCCATCCAACAAGGATGGGAGTACCGGTAATGTTGAGTTCTGTAGTGACGGCAATCTGAAAATTGCTGTCCAGTTGATCTGTGTCAGTTGCATCGTCTGTTACCTCCACATTAAGAGCGGTAAACGTACCGTCTTCTGTAGGAGTGCCCGAGATTATACCCGTTACACTATCAATTGTGATGCCTGTCGGGTAAGTCCCAACTAGCGCATACGCGTAAGGTGCTGTACCCCCAACTGCGTTCACAGCCCATTGTGTGTACGGACTGTTTTCGTAACCTGTCGTGACAGGTGTACCGAA